TTAACACCTTCTGTGAAAGCTGAGAAGATGGCAAGACTTTTAGCAATCTCATGGAGGTCTTTCTCACCATTGAAGCTATCCCTAACCACCATAAGATTTTCAATCTTAGCCATAGTTGACTCATCTTCGAGAAACTCTGAGAAATTATCAAGGCCAAGTGTTTCATTGAGTAGAGAATAAGCTTCAGCGTGAATTGTTTCGAAAGCACCAAATGTGGTCGCCATCATAATTATTTCGGGCTTACGGAACCATTTAGTAACCAATCCACTCCAGTAGTCGTTTACAATAGTTTCTGTTTGAGCAAATCCTTTTAGAATTGAACCGATGATGTTTTTTTCTGATTCGTTTAGATTAGCATTCCAATCGTTTAGATCAGACATCATAGGAACTTCAGTATGCAACCAATGCGCTTGTTGTTGGTTAAGCCAATATTCGTAAGCTTGGGGGTATTCGAAAGGTTTATAGATAATCCTTTCATGCAACAGATTTGATTTCTTTGCCATGTATAAATTAAAAAGAGTTTAATAAGAAATTATTTAATTTTTCTCTATCTGAAGAGGTTAAAGAGTCAAAACTAGGAGAAGGAGTAGGTTGAGAAGGAGAATCGAAATCACTATTAGCAGTCATTTCAAAATGACCTGTAGATGTGTCTACTTTTGCGCCAAATGTAATACCATCCATTCCGTATCTATTCTTCATAATGTGAAATCTACCTGTTCCGTTAACCTTATCTTCTTTTTTGCGAGACAAAGAGGCAGCAAAATCAGTAATCATGATTTTGTCATAAGAGCCAGCGGCTTTATCTCCTTCAATGATGTCGTCTTTAGCACCGGCGCGGTTTACTTGAGACACACTCCAAATAGGAAGATTAAGTTCACGAGCTAATCCTTTTGTGCCTACATACATATCATCAATTTCGTCTTTACGTTCTTTAGAGAATTTTTTGCTACGCAATAGATCTACATAATCAATAATAACCATATCAGGTTTAAAATCTAAATCCATACACTTACGAATGTGTGATTCAAGAGTAGATACGGATGCTTTACCTGGTGAATATTCTTTGATGATTAATTGACCTGGGATGTTAGGGATGATTTCTTGGACGCGAGCTTTATTTTGGGTAATTTTATTAACTGGGATATTACTGAAGTAGGCGTCATATCTGCGTCCAACATAATCTTCACCTAATTCAAGAGTGTAGTGGATTACGTTAAATCCTAATTTAACGGCATGACCCCCCAAAGCAACCAATGCCCAAGATTTACCACCACCAGGATTACCAAATATAAGACCGAAATCACCTCCGCCTAAACCACCTTGTAGTAATTCATTAAATTCACCCCAAGGTGTTGGAATAGTAACTCGATGTTCTTCACGATAACGTGTTTCAATATCTTTACTATATTCGTGACCTAAATTTTTGTCTTGACCTGCTTTTAAAGCATTGTCAATCATGTATCTAATAGAGTCATAATCGCCTGCTTGAAGAAGGTCAACACTAGTTAATAAAGCTTTTTTAAGTTGTTGGTTTTTACAAAAATTAGAAAATTCTTCTTCAATGTAAATCAAATCATCATTAGATGATTTATAAGCTTCTTTTAACTGTTCTTTAATACTAATTTGTAGAACTTCATTTTGTACTTTTTTAAGTTCTACTTTAAGTACCTCCATAGTAGGAGTTGTGTGGTACTTATCATAGTATTTTAAAATTTCTTTAACAACCCATTTATGAGCTTGATTATCAAAATATTCTTCACTTAAAATATCGTGAATGTTAATTAAAAACTCTTTGTGGTTTAATAATGAAGCTAAAACCTTAATTTGAAATCCTGGTCCGTAAGAATGGAGTGTGTTTAATGTCATATAACTATTTACTGTAACTGATTATTTCTTTAAAACTATTATTAATCCAATACTCTACATTTTTGATTAAATGCTTTAATCCATCTTCATGATAGAATTTTAAAAATGTTTTAGCATTTAACTCAGGTGTAGAAGATTCAATTAAATTATTTAAATATTCTTTTTCTACGTCATCTAGCATAGGGTTATGAAGATTCATAATTCTATAAGATGTTTTTAGAGAATTTTTATCAAATATTACCCTTGAATATACGACATGATCTTTGATTTTCCCCTCACTAATAGTAAAAATATCCTCTAAAGATAAAGTTTTTTCAACTAATTCAGGGAATTTTTTTAATATAGTCTTTTCACCCAAACCTTTAATCCCTTTAACTCTATCAGAACTATCTCCAAGTAATACTTTATACAAGATAAAATTTGAAGCAGGGATGCCAAATTTTTCTTTAACAGTATCTTCAGTATAATAATCTTTTTCAATAGGACGATATACAACAATATTTTTATTTATAAGTTGGACAAAATCTTTATCACTAGAAACTATAAATACTTTTGAGTTGTATTCAGTAGATAATTTTTTAGAAAGATGAGCTATAATATCATCTGCTTCTACTTTATCTAAAGCTACTGTTTTTACTGGGATGCATTTAAGGTAATGGATTAATCTTACTATTTGATCAATTTTAGCTTCATGTTCTTCTTCTAAAGAATTAAAGATAGACCAATTAGTAATTCGGGTTATATTTCTATTAGATTTGTATTCGGGGAGAAGGTTTTTACGATTTACCGTAGAACCTTCTCCATCAAACACAACATAAACAGAAGTAGGATTAATTTGATTAATCAATGTTCCTAAAGACCTAAGAAAACCCCCTAAACCCCCTACGTGAACTCCTTCTTCATTTACAAAGTTCATCATAGCAAAATTTCTAAAAAATAAATTTAATCCATCTATTAAAAGAACTCTATCATGTTTATTAAGGGATTCGGTATCATTCTCCTCAACTACATTGTTGAGAAGTTTTAATAAGTCTTTATTATCCATTTTTATTCTGGTTCCTTACTGTATTCAGTAGTATCTGATTCTATATCGTTTTCTTCTATGATATCAAAATCAAGACCACCAAGTATAGCACTCCATTCTTTTGAATGAGCATCTTTATATGTCTTTAACTCTTTTTCATCATCATTGATAAAACCATGAGGTGTCATAATAATACTACCTTTTGTGGTAATACCATTAATGTGGTTTTTATCAATCTGGATTTTAGTGCGTTTAGCAAATTCTACTTGTTTACCATCTTTGATTGCTTTAATCTTAGAGGTACCAGCATTTGAAACATTACCAAAAGTAATAACAAACGCAGCATCAAACCACATTGCAAATCCACCCTTGTTCATCAACTTTGGTTGACCCATAGGTACTTCTGCTTTTGCAGTCCATACTTTATTAACACATACTAATGTGTTGGTATATGGTGATGATTCTTTTCTAGATAGCGTTATTAACTGGTTAATATTGTTTCCAAATTGAGTAGACATGGCTCCGGCGTTCCATTCATTATTATTTTTATTAGAACGTACAGACAATTCACATGGTACTGATCCAATTGAATCCCATAGGAACATTAAATCATAAGGTAGGTTACCTTTTTTCTGCTCGTCTAATAGATCAAGAATAAATGCTGCAACATCTTCAATTGTATGAAGTGTTTCACGGTCTACATAAAGGAAAAATCCTTTATAATTTACTAATTCTCCAGTAGTTTCGTCCCATATTTCATCAACTTGCATCCCCATTTGGATAGCATGCTCCCAGTTCCATTTCATTTCGGTAACTATAAGAACAGGAAGAACACCTACTTTTTGGGCGTTTACAGCTGCTTCAATAAGGGCAGTAGTTTTACCTGTATCCGAGTGGCCTCTCAAGAGGACAATCTGACCAGTTGGAATGCCTGGTACAGATGTCACATCTTGAAATGCATCAGAAAGTGGTACCCATTTCTGAGGTTTGAATTTAACATTGCCACTTAAGCCTTTTTTATCCTTAAATTTATCAATGCTAAAATGGGCTCTAATTTCAGCTGAAACCGCTGAAGTTAGTGATTCACTTTTTTTAGGTCTTGCCATGATTAGAAGGGTAGATCGTCGTCAGATTCTTCTTCAAATAGTGAGTCAAATTTATCAGCCTTACTTTGCTTTACATTAGTAGTAGAGGTATTAAGACTGTAATTAGTTTTTGGTGCTTCTTCTACTTCAGGCTCTTTCTCATCATCAATAATATCACCTTCAGATGATTCAGGAGTCAAGTATTTTTGAAGAGATGCTTTCATTTCGTCAAATGTATACTTTTTAAACAACTCAGAAGGATTGGGTTGTTCTTCAAGCCAGGTTTTAACCAAGTTTTTGTCTTCTGAAAGAGCGGTTTGCTTGGGCTTAATACGAAGAGAAGATTTATTGTAATTGGTACCTGTAACTTCAGGGCCTACAGTATCTACTGTAAAATCACGACCTTCAACCATATCAGTGTAATCACCGTAATCCTCATCATCAGCAATTGAAAGTAGTTCCATGTACATTTCTTTGCCAAATTGCCACAAACGAACACCTTTATCTTCTTCACCTCTAACAATTACAGGAGCAAATACTCTCATTTTAGGGTCAAGTTTTTTAGCTAGGCGCCAGTTGTCTTTATCAGAGGTACCTCTAAGTTGCTTAACAAATTCAACAATAGGGTCTTTTTCACCAAAATTAGTAGGTGAAATCATTACAGGCTTATCAATGCCATAATAGAAAAACAATTCTTTAAAGGGATTGTTTTGGTCAAATTTAGAAGGAACAATTCTAATTTGGGATTTACCTACAGGAGGTTTCCAAAATAGATCTTTATTACTTCCTTTACCACCTTCGCTGGTTTTTTGCATGGTGGCCATTTTTTGTTTAATGAAGTTTAAATCCATAAGTGTAACTAATTAATTTATAACGAAATATACAAAACCTTTTTAAAATAGACAAATTAAAATAAATTTTTTCTTTACAACTCAATAATCTGGTAGATCTTAGTTTTAAGCTGTTTTAACTCATTATGTTGAGTTAATAAAATAGTATTTTTATAGTGTTGCCAATTAATTTTATAATTGGTATCTACTACTCCCCCATTTAAACTTTTAATGAGTTCATTTAGGGCATTAATAGTGTATAAGGTATTAGTGTCCTTTTTTCTATGGACCAGAATGGTATTAAAAGGAATTTCTGAAATATTCCCGTGGTCTATATTATATGTAATTACGTATTCATCATTATCCTTAACCTGAAGGACAAAGATTTTATTGTACATTATAGAGTATTTATAAGAAAGATCCCTAACTAGGTCTTCCATTAAATCTAAAGTAGTGAAAGTGCAAAATAACTTATTATTCAAGTCGCCAATATTTAACAGATTATCTGTGTTATAAATATCGTACGGCAACTCAAAAGTCGTAGGTAACTCCATGTTTAATTTTTATAGGTAGATGTTTAATTTTAAATATGTTAATAATATTTTTTAAAGTTTCCCTTTCATTTTCGTCATAATCAAAAAGAAAAGAATCATAGGTATACAATATTATTTTAGTGTTTTTCCCTCGTAATAAAGAAAATATTTCCCATAATATATTAATATTATTTGAGGTCTCCAAATTTTGAATTAAATAATTTAAGAGTTTTTGTGGGTTTGTATTCTCTAGCTTATCTCTATAGAATTTAAAACCTGATACAGGACATTCAATGTAACCACTATGCTGAAGAGTGTCCCAAAGATTGTCTATATAAATTTGGACTTTTTTAAAAAATTCAAGGTTTTGGTATTGAGGTAGGATTCCCCCGTACAATTGTTGTAGAGTTAATTTTTTAGCCTCCTGTCTATCAAGTCTATAAACTTTTGCAAAATGGCTATAAATGTCCTCATCACCAAAATCGTAACCAACCAGCTGAGATAAAAGAGTAGGATGGTAAGCACTAATATCGCATTCAATAAGTGAAGAATTGCGTGGGATAAATGCTTTTCTACACCCATTTTCTTTATTAAGTGCGGCATAATTTAACCCATTAAATGTGTTTGATGGGCGGGTTGTAAGCGTTTTGAAGTTGTATCTTGTATAAACGTATGGTTCCGTGATTTCGTCAAAATATTTGTTATACACGTCTATATCAACGTGTAAACCGGATTGTTCAAGGCCATAGAACACCCAACTAGCTTTATGATTATAAAATTCATTAATGGGTTTATCTATTAAATGCTCTAATTCCTCAAATAAAGCTTCACAATACTCATAGTGTTTAACAATAGGTACTATTGTATTAATGTCTACTCTATGAGAATATTTTTCGTATAAAAATTCGTGGGCAGCTGTATAATTTATTTGGGTAGGGGAAAGAAGGGTAATATCAATAAATTGCTTAAGAGGGAAATAATGAAGTGCTTCTTTTTTATCTTTAGTATAAAGTTTTTCCTTACTTTTTAAAAGGGTAAAGATTTTATCTTCATATAATTTTCCCGATTCGCTATGATATATAGGAATAAGATACCCCTTAGTGTCATTTATGGGTCTAACATAAATAGCACAAATTGAATTTTGAATAGGATGTATAAAGGGGTTGTACGGAATTATTTCTATAAATGCTTCCTTAAAACTTTTCTTACAAAACCTTTCAAATTGCTCTTCTGTCTCTACTAACCAAAACATCTTGATTATAAAGATACGATAAAATTTTTATAATTCCACTTTAACTTCTATAGAATTTAGTATAATCTTCTTTAAGATATAAACCTAAACCTTTTATGTTAAGTTGATTTTCAGTATTAAGAACTATTCTTTTATTAGTACTACCTACAAAGTTTCTATTTCCGGTTAGTTGCCAAGGTAACTGGAAAGTTACAACTGCTTGGTAAAGGTAGATAGGATTTTTTTGGATTAATAAAGTATAATCTTGCTGATTGATTTCAGTATAAAGATTACCACTTAATGTTTTATAGAAAAATCTTAAAAATTGCCCATTTTCATAATCTTGTTTAGTAGGATATGAAAAATAGTAAGGGGGGTATATGGATTGAGCTTCACCGGGGTCAACCTTTTTAGTTAAAGAATACTCGTAATTTGGGTAAGAAAATCTTACATCATCCGAAATTATAGGCTCCACAGGAGTAACATTAATTTGGATAGGATTAGCAGTATATGGTAAAAGTTCTATAGGGTTAGGATCTTGAGGAGATTTACCTGTGTATCTTTTACCAAATGAAGTTTCCCAATAA